AACTACATGTAAAAAGAGAAGGATCATCCGGAGAATCTAATGTATATATACAATCATACAGTGATGCTGCAGGTGATCAGGCAGCTTTATTTTTAGGTACACCGCATGTTAATAGTACATCTGCCCAACCAAAGTGTGCTATAATAGCAGACGCAATTGGTTGGAGTCGTGCAAATTTATACTTTTGTCTTGAAGGAACGTCAAATAATGGTAGTGCTTATAGGGCGAGTACGTCTAACTCGAGAATGATGATAGGTTCTGCTGGTAATGTTGGTATTGGTACAACTAGCCCAACACAAGCAAAACTTGTCGTGAACGGGTCGGTATCATCATATTTATCGTATGGATATTTAAACGTTTATGCTAATACGGGACAAGCTAGTGGTACTAGCAGTTATTCTATATACGCAAATCAAAGAATTGCGTGTGCAGAATTTAATGCGTTTTCTGATAGTCGAATAAAAAAGAATGTGGTCGATATAAACGATAGTTCTGCACTCGATAAAATTCGTCTTCTCGAACCCAAAATATACAATTATATTGATGAAAAACAAAAGGGGACCAGTAACGTATATGGTTTCATCGCCCAAGAAGTCGCAAACGTTTTACCGTACGCGGTTACGGTAGGTGAAGGTGATATTCCAAATATACTCACGAACTCAAACGTAAGTGTTACGAGTGATAGTAATGTACTCGAACTTCGTTTAGATACGACGGTTGAAGGTTTAACTTTATCGAATACGTCAAACATAAATATTACGACTGATAACGATCAATACCTCACCCTACCAGTACTCTCGTTTTCGGGAAGTAATGTTATAACAATACAAAATAGTGATAAGTTTACTAACGTTACTGGTGCATATATACACGGTGAACATATTCAGGATTTTAACAATTTAAATAAAGATGCTATATGGGCAGTTTCAACTGCGGCTTTACAGGAAGTAGATAGACAATTACAGACCGAAAAGGCGAAAGTTTCGACGTTAGAAACACAAGTAGCCGATCTATTAGCGCGTGTTACCGCGCTCGAAAACAATTAATTATTTTTACCATTCTGGAAAATGTCAGAATGGTAGAAAGTTATTTACTTTCGTGATGGAAGCGTGTCCATGATTGCTAAGGCGATAACACCCGCAATAAAGAACAAAACAACATAATTACACTCCGTATCTTCTCCTCTACCAGTAGAATTTTTACCTTTCTCCTGGACTGGGACTGATACTTCTCGTGAAGGTCTCGGCCTTTCAATAGGATCTTCGTCTAATGGACAATACCCTATCATATACTATATTTTACAAATTAATTTCGACCGATTTTTTCTTTCGACCACGTTTAGCTTTGGTCTGAGTAACTTTAACTTCACGCAATTCCCCATCACCACCTCCTTCGACGTCACCTGGTGTTGGTGCCTCGGCGATATCAGAAATATCATCATCTTCGTCGTCGTCTAATACAACTGGTTCTTGAGCTGGAATACTTGTTGTGTTCATGGGTGGTGTTGGTGGCATCATAATGTTACCCATGAGACTGGAAATATCGAACCCTGGACCTTGCATTTCGTGTTTACCATCACTCGAAGGTTCTGAACCTTGTTGTGATTTTGGTACTGTATTTTGTACCGCAGACATCATGTTTTGAACCAATCCAGGGTTCTGTTTAATCACGTCGTTCATGTTTGGCATGACCGATTTGAACATACTATTCGTCAAATGGAACATCATCGCTGAGCCTCCAAGCATCATAATCAATTTGATTTCTGGGGCAACGTGCATTTTAGATCTATATTTCACGTATAATTCTTCGAATACTTCATCGTAATCGTCGACGTTTTCCATGACGTTTTCAGACCACCCGTCAAGTTGGATCTCGAATGGGTTATACTTCTTATTCATAAACTCAAGACCTGTCGTACACGCAATAAGCATACGTCTCGAAAACTTAATTGATTTGTCTACATCTATACTATATGTTATTCGTTTTACCTCGTTTCTAAGTTCGTCTATAGGAGAATAAGCATTCAAACGCTTGTTCACAGTAAACCCCTTTTTTTCCAATCGTCCAAGTTTGTTCACGAGATCCGCTTTCTCTTCGTCAACCGTCTTAAAACCTGGTGATGGTTTTTCTTCCTCTTCTTCCATCATATACCCACCCTCTCCACCGCCGTACTCCATCTCAGGTTCATCGTCATATTCGTGATAATCAAGTGGTGCTTCTGGTGGAGGTACAGATGGTTGTGCTTGTTTATTTGGGTTAGCAAACGAATCAATATCTTCCTGAAAAACTTGTGGTTTTGGCGCTGTAAACTGTGTTTTCATTTGAGAAATTTGTTTTTTCACAGGCTGACGTCGAGGAACATCAATTTCAATTTCGTTCATCAGGGCCTGTTCATTATCATCAAGTTTCATGACATTCGTATTTTTACGATCAAGAATAATTTCACCGTCCATTACTATTACTCTTTATATTGAAACTATTCTAATCTCTTTAACGCACTTTATAAAAAATGTTGTTTCAATATAAATGAAACTTAACGCCACCAACAAAAACACGATCAAAGCTATCGTCATTATCATCGCAGTATTGTGTGTTCTCACAATGTTCCGTACCAGCGGATACCAGGGTAAAGATGTTGAAATCGAAACCGTCAATACGGGTTCGCTCTTCGATATCCCATCGACTCAAGAATGTTTGGGTGATGCATACTATTCCGACAGTAAAGGTGGTGTATGTGACGGCCAAAAACTTGTTCGAGAACAAGCGGGGTATAAGATGAAGTAAAATCTCCAGTATATATAAATGGCTTTAGTGACTAGTCAATCCACCTTACCCGATTTCGAATATGAACACCATACCGTCATTCTTGATAACTTGGATCATGGTTCAGATAACACGGAATTTACACTTCATTTACCAAAACCTCTAGAAAATGTTGTCCAGGTGCAATTACTTGCTGCGAGTATTAACACGAGTGATGATGATCAAAAGTGCATACACATCGGTATAGAACAACTTAAAACCAATTTTTCACAACGTGGAAAAAAGGACCTTGAAGACGCTGATGATAATCACCTTAACGGTGTTTTTGGTACGATTATATGTGAACACACACTACACGCCGCAAGTAGTGCTAAAAAAGCGGTATTCTTCAGAAATGAATACCCAATTATTCAACAATATTATAACCCAATTCGTAAACTCGATAGGTTAACTTTTAATTTAGATAAACAAGATGGTACCACAGCCGCATGTGGGGATGCAATTTTTATTTTTAAATTTGTGTGTAAGAGAAGAAACGTATCCTATTAATTATGTCAGGGCGTCGTGTACTTGTATTTTTAACCTTTTCTTATTATAAATGTCATCTGGTATTGTTCAACTTATAGCAATTGGTGCTCAAGACGAACACATTATGGGCGAACCAGAAATATCTTTTTTTACGTCAACGTTTAAACGACATTCTAACTTTTCACAATCCGTTGAAAAACAAACTATTCAGGGAGATGTGAAAGCGAATTCTATGTCATCTATTCGTTTTGATCGAACAGGCGATATGTTAGGGTATACATATCTAACAATTGATAATAATACACAGGCGCTTGATATCCAGAGGTGGGATACACTCATAGATAAAGTGGAACTTCTTATCGGTGGACAGGTTATTGATACACAAGATGCTGTTTTTACCGAAAAAATAGCAATCGATACGTTTGCAACAAACGTTTCAAAAAGTGCGAATGGTACACATCCAGGTATAAGTGCTCGCTCTTATTTCTATCCATTTAGATTCTTCTTTTGTGAGGGTGCACAATGCGCTTTACCCATAGTTGCTTTACATTACCATAACGTCGAGTTACGTATACATTGGGGACCAAATGCGGGTAACTATAATTTTGAGTGTTATTCAAACTATTATTACCTCGATAACGAAGAACGTGGTAACCTTGTTTCGCGTAACCATAATTTAATTATTACACAGGTTCAAAAAAGTATTCCTTCAAATGAACTTTCACAGGAATTGACATTTAATCATCCGGTCAAGTATCTTGCATCTTCAGATACAACGACTGAAGGGGCATTAACGTCAACAACCAATAAAATAAAAGTTGAAATAAACGGTTTAGATATAGGTAATTTTAAATGGGCGAAACCACACTTTATAGACGTTATGAACTATTATCATACAAATTTTGTTACGTCCCCCGATTTTTTCTTATACTGTTTTTGCTTATCGACGAGTTCACTCCAGCCGACAGGAACGCTCAATTTTAGTCGATTAGATTCTGCAAAGATAGTCAGTCAATCTATGATCATTAGTGATCCTATATACGCAGTCAACTACAATATACTTCGTATCGAAAATGGTATGGCTGGTCTTATCTATGCAAATTAAAATACATACTTATATTAAATGGTTAAAAACTTACCGACCATCGAGCGGTCTACCAAAATCCGGTTTGGTAAACATGCTTCGGATGACCAGGCTGAAAACACTGTTGTTTTTAATGCTACAGATTCTGTTATTAATGCAGTCAACGAGGGTTCCATATATATGGCACCACTCCGTGTTGCGGAATTAGCGGGTTCTAATCTCGTAGGTTATTCCGCGTCGACAAAAGAAGTTGTTGATTCAGGTGTTGCCACATCCCTTTTAGGTGGTGTTACTTTAGATAGTGCAACTGTCCAAGGTAATATTGTTTCAAATGCTATACCACACTTTGCGAATACACTAACTGCGTTTACGACTGGTCACGGTTCAAATGTTGGTATTTCAAATACAGCGCCTACACATATGTTATCTGTCGGTGATAGTATTTTCATGTCCAATACAGGTGCAGAAGCCATAAAAGTTGAAGGTAATGTACGTGCCAATAGATTTTTTTCTGGTTCGAGTGTTCTTATAGATGGAAATTCGACAAACAAAATTCAAGTTTCGGGAACTATTAAGACAGGTGCACTTCACGTAGATAATATAGGTATATCAAATACTTCACCCACACACGCATTAAGTTTGGGTAATGAAGGACAACTTCGTTTGAATGTACCCACAGGATCTATATATGCACTCGAAACGGTCGGTAATGTTAGCGCACAAAACTATATAGGAGATGGTGGTCTTCTTTCAAATGTAACTTTACAAACTGTCACGGATAAAAGTAATGTTACATCAAATACAATCCACCTTACAAATCCAACAACATCACTCAAGGCGTATAGTAATGTAATCGTCGATGGTACGTTAGATGTTGGTTCTAATTTATATGTAAATGATACTGCGGCAAATGTCTTAGATGTTACGGGTAATGTAAATGTATCCAATTATTTAAAAACAAATAAACTAGAAGTCACTTCATTAGAAGTTGACGCTGTTACTGCGGGGACGGTATCGAGTAATATTGTCGGTAATAATGTAAATGTAATTACAGTAACCGCTAATGTCATTGCCGATAACGTTGTTTCTACAAACATATCTTCAGTAACATTAAATTCAAATGTCATTGCCGATAACGTTTCTGCTACAACCATAACTGGTGATGGTTCGGCTATCACAGCACTGAACCCCGCTAATTTGAGCTCACAAGTTTTACTTGCCAAGGGTGGTACGGGTTTAACTTCAATTGCACAAAACGAATTGTTATTAGGTCCAGCATCTGGAACTGCTTTGGATACACTTCCACCTTATAATGCAGATGCTACTAAAAAATTCCTTCGAAGTTCCGCGGCTGGAATAGCGTGGGACGATGTTTCTTCGACTTTACAAGCAATAACAACGGGTGGAGCAACAACATCAGATGAAGTTTCATTTACGAATGGGGTAACATCTTTAACAGCTTCGGGTAACGTAGTTGCTACAGGTAACGTTACAGCTTCTACATTTAAAAGTACAACTCTGACTTCAGGTAAAATACCGTATGTGAATAATGACCATGAATTCATTGACGGTCCAATAGGTCATGATAGTACAACTAATAACACATTTGTGTCTTCAAACCTATACGTTACAGGTAATTTAACAGTACAAGGTACTACGACATTCCAAGACAGTAATATACACACTGTTAGTGATCCCATTATAGAAATAGGTAACGCAAATGCCATTGACACCATAGATATGGGTGTAATCATGACACGCCCGACCGCAAATGTAGTTTCGGGATACATGGGCGACGAGAAAAAATACGTTATCGCGTATACACTCAGTGACCCAGACGGTGCACATATCGTTCCTACGAACGCAACGTCTGATCAATTCATGACTTTGAGTGTTGAAGGTGGTAATGTTTTAGCGGGTAACGTTATCACAACAGGTCTCGTGGAAGCGGCAACACTTCAGGGTGATGGTTCGGCTATTACATCAATGAACCCCGCTAATTTGAGCTCACAAGTTTTAATTGCCAAGGGTGGTACCGGTTTAACTTCTGTAGCACAAAACGAACTGTTATTAGGTCCAGCGTCTGGAACTGCGTTAGCTAAACTTTCGGCTTACACGG